AGCATCAAAAGCACCTGGTTCCAACGTAAGACCTGTTTAAAAATGCCAGCAAAAAGAAACACTCCCAAGTCTCCAGTTCCATTTGGAATGAGCAACAAACAAATGAAAAGAAAGAAACCCATCAACTCCGATCTGATGAAACAGATCGACCCCCTAACAGACAACCAGCAGGAACTGTTCCGCTGTTATAAGAATGACCAGAACATTGTTGCCTACGGTGCAGCAGGTACTGGTAAGACGTTTATCACGTTGTACAACGCACTTAGAGAGGTTCTTGATGTAAGGTCGCCTTATGAAAAGATCTACCTGGTTAGATCACTTGTTGCTACTAGAGAGATTGGTTTCCTTCCTGGAGATCACGAAGATAAATCTTCTCTCTATCAGATTCCATACAAAAACATGGTCAAGGCTATGTTTGAGTTGCCTACAGAAACAGACTTTGAGATGTTGTATGGTAATCTGAAAACACAAGGCACTATTTCATTCTGGTCTACATCATTCATCCGTGGTACTACACTTGATAATGCTATCATTATCGTTGATGAATTCCAGAACTTGAACTTTCACGAACTTGATAGTATTATTACTAGGGTTGGTGAGAACTCTAAGATTATGTTCTGTGGTGATGCTACTCAGACTGACCTAACAAAACAGAATGAAAAGAATGGAGTCATTGACTTCCTAAGAGTGCTGAGACTGATGCCTTCGATTGATCTGATTGAATTCAGCATTGAAGATATTGTACGTTCTGGACTCTGCAAAGAATACTTACTTGCGAAAGACGAACTTAATCTATGACATTTATTCATCATAATTACTTGGGTGACGTTGATCTAAACTGCAAAAACAAGAATGGCATCCGTCTCTATAACATTCCTAATGGAGACTGGGTGCCTTCTATTACGTCTGTAACTTCCTTTTATAATCGACAAGTATTTGTTGAGTGGAGAAAGAGAGTTGGTAATGAAGAAGCAGATCGTATCACAAAGAAAGCAACATCACGGGGTACAGACTTCCATGAGGTTGCACAAGACTATATGCTCAATAAAGAACTGAACTGGGACAACTATCGTCCTCTATCTAAGTTCATGTTCTATCATTTGAAACCAGAACTGGATAAGATAAATAACATACACGCTATTGAAAGGACGCTTTATTCTGAATACCTTGGACTTGCAGGCAGAGTCGATTGTATTGCAGAGTATGAAGGAGAATTAGCAGTCATAGACTTCAAGACTTCTGAAAAAATCAAACCTGAGAAGTGGATTGAAAACTACTTCGTTCAGGAGATGTTCTATGCATCTGCCTACTATGAAATGACTGGTATCCCTGTCAAAAAACTTATCACTCTAATGGTTACACCTGGCGGAGAGGTCAAGGTATTTGACAAAAGGAACAAAGGGGACTATATTAAGTTATTAGTTCGCTATATTAAAGAATTTGTATCTCACAATACTAGGACAACGAATGGAGAATGAACTAGAAAAAGTACTAGAAAATAAATTTTTCTGCCCCTCCAAATTTACACAAGAAATCGAAACTCTTGTACAGAAAAACTCAGACATGAGTTACATTGATGCTATCGTTCACTTCTGTGAGCAGAATAGTATTGAAGTGGAATCAGTTCCTAAACTGATAACCAAACCACTGAAAGAAAAGATAAAGTATGAAGCAATGGAACTCAACTTTCTTAAGAGGACCTCCCGTGCAAAATTGCCCATTTGATTCTATTTTTACCTAAAAAATTTTCTGGTAAAAATTTTCCTTATTGACTTTTTGATGATGCCATTTGATGCCTACAGACAATATCTTTCCTTGAAGAATCACTTCACCAAGGAGAAGTATGACTACCATAAGTATTGTGGAAAGAGTAGGGCGACTGTGCAATCTTTTTACAAAAGAAAAGATAGGTTCTGGTTTGAAAAACTATCCAGAAATAAAGATGATAAAGAAGTAATTGATTTCTTTGTATCAAACTTCATTACCTGCACTGATCCTAGCAAACTATGGATTGGTGAGATGATGAGGGAAGGTGAAGGTAGATATACTGCCTGGAAGAAACGAACACAGTCGCTATCATATATTTTCAAGCAAGACATGGAAATCATTCTTGCTGACCACAATTTGGATGCTGCTTTTGCAGGATCCGGTCACCCACCAGTTCTCAAACTGTACCTGAGTGGGGACATTTCGCTTGAAACCCTGGTGATCTGTGATAGAATACTGGGGTATCGAAGCGATTTCGATAAAAGACTGAAAGACCCGGTGTGGGAAACCGTCAGTCTTAGAATGAGGAAGTATTCTCCTTTTCTAAATATCGATGTATTTCGCTACAAAAAACTTCTCAGAAGTATCGTTACAAACTAGGAGACACTATTATGGCACTTGAAAATGCAGAGGTTCTTGAAAACCTCACAAAACAGAAAGAGGAACTTGAACAGCAAATGGAATCTATGAGGGTTACATACCTGAAGATTCTTGGCGCTATCGATGCACTCTCTCAAATTGAGGAGAGTAAAGTTGAAGCAGAACCTGAAGTCTCTGAAACAGAAGTGGTAGAGGAAGGATGAGTTTCTTTGATTCAGATGTCGTCCGTGCAGAGATGACGGAGATTCAAGAACTCCAAGAAGATGTTTATCAAAATGTCTTCACCTTTCCTACCATGAACAGGGAGGAGAAACTCTTTCATGTTCAAATGCTTGAGCGTTTACTTGATAAACAGAGAGTTTTATACACACGTATGAGTCTCTCTGATGATCCCGAAGCCAAAGAGATGAAGGATCGTATTATTGAATCTGCACAACAGATGGGTCTGCCCCCCGACGTTGATATGAATGTCATCTTTGCAAATATGTCTAAGATGATCGTTGTTATGAAACAACAGATTGACAATGGTGGCGCAGACCAGTAGAATAACGAAGTACACAAAAGCCAAATCCAACTAATCCGAAAAATCCTATGTCTTTCGCAAATCTCAAAAAGCAATCCTCTCTTGGTTCCCTGACTCAGAAACTGGTCAAGGAAGTAGAGAAGATGAATACAACTTCTGGCGGTGCTGATGAGCGCCTCTGGAAACCTGAAATGGATAAGACCGGCAACGGTTATGCTGTCATTCGATTCCTCCCTGCCCCTGATGGCGAAGACCTTCCTTGGGCAAAGATGTACTCCCATGCCTTCCAAGGTCCTGGTGGTTGGTATATCGAGAACTCACTGACTACCATTGGTGGTAAAGACCCTGTCTCTGAGCACAATCGTGAACTGTGGAACAGTGGTAACGAAGCAGATAAAGATACTGTTCGTAAGCAGAAGCGTAAACTGTCCTACTATGCCAACATCTACGTTGTGCAGGATAAAGCAAACCCTCAGAATGAGGGTAAGGTGATGCTGTATAAGTTCGGCAAGAAGATCTTTGATAAGATCATGGAAGCAATGCAACCTGAATTTGAAGATGAAGAGGCAATCAACCCCTTTGATTTCTGGCAGGGTGCAAACTTCAAACTGAAGTTGAAGAAGGTTGCCGGTTATTGGAACTATGATAGTTCTGAGTTTGACCGTGTGTCTCCTCTGCTTGATGATGACGATGCACTGGAAGAACTGTGGAAGCAGCAGTATTCACTGACTGCTCTCACTGCTGATGATCAGTTCAAGTCCTATGAGCAACTGGAGAATCGTCTGAAGATGGTTCTGGGGCAGAAGCGTCCTGCTGCATCCCGTATTGAAGAGGAAGAAGATACCGATCGCGGTAACAACTTCAAACCTGACTGGGCAGCAGATCGTCCTAGTGCAAAGTCAGACTTCAATGCACCAGACATCACACCTACCAAGACAAGTGATGATGAAGACGATGCTCTCTCATATTTCCAGCGTCTTGCTGAAGAATGATCAAGAATAAAGTCTAATATTCTCTCCTCTCTTAAGGGTTTTACTCACATACTGGGTAGAACCCTTTTCGCATTCCATAATTTCTTTGAGATCATCGATAGCAATAGAGATATAATCATCTTTCAGTACAAAAATATTTCGTTTATCTTCTTGTAGTTTGTCTTCATATTGAAGGTTAGTAACAGGAACTGCAGGTGTTCTTCTGTTTGTGGTTTGTGAATCTACTTCTGTGTAAAGGAAAGAGAAGTCTTGATCGACCCATATACCAGCAGGAAATATAACTACCCCAGCATCATCCTTGATTTCTTTTGATTCGTAATGATGAACAGCGTTCAAATTCTCATACGAACCATACTTCTCTAGTAAGTAGTTATCATAATTTTGTTGAGTCAGGGGCCATTCAGTTTGAATATTGATGATGTTATTTGATAGCAGAACAATCCAATCTAGATTAGCATCATCATATAATTTCTTTGCAACATTATCTGGTCTCTCATCACCTTTAATCTTATACTTAGTAAAGACAGTAATGTCTTTGAAGATATCATCACGAAGATAACCTTTCTTGAAAAAGTTTTTTACTGGTGCATAGTCAGATATCTTTGCACCAGGATACCTACTAACATAGTCAAAGTCTGATAAGTAACTGAAGTAATTAGACATTAGTAACCAACTCCTACTCCTGAACTAATTGTATATTCGTCTTGATAGATTGGTATAATTTCTTGGAACTGCATTGTGATATCATACCTTACAGGAATGTTATCAGTGAAACTCATAAAGGTATCATTTGGTGCATAATTTGTTGTTAGTCCTTTCAATGCACATAGTTTGAATTTGTTTAGGTATGGATTATCTCCACCACCTTTACCTATCACATAAGAAAGTTTGAATAAGTTAGGCGACTTCAAGAACAAGGTAGACTTTGTTCTTCTTGGTGCCATACTTGCCTTCAATGATCTAATAATATTTACTACCGTTATCGCTTCACTATTATCTCTAGGTGTTAATTCATAGGAGAAGTTGAAGTCTCTTAGGTTTGGATTGTTGAATAGTAGTTCAGTGTTTGGGTTGATGATTGCACCCTCTTGTCTTTGAAGAGCTGCTTTACCGATGCCTGTCGCACCTTCCACCAACATTGTTGAAACTATTTTTTTTGCATCCTCAGAATTTTTACCAATATCATTTACGATTGCTTCTGCTCTGTCTCCAACACCTTTCACATCACCTTTCATTCCTCTGATCATAAGGTC